TATTCTTCCATTACAACATCAACAACAAAACGTATTTGTCTCCTTCTTCTTTTGGAAGACCAGACCCTATCGTTGAGTTCGCTGAAAAGTTGAAAAGAATGGGTGATAAAGAAGATTGGAAAGCAGCGAAGAAAATGGAACCGAAATTGAGAACTTTTGTACCTGTACTTGTAAGAGGAGAGGAATCAGAAGGAGTTAAGTTTTGGGGATTCGGAAAGACTGTTTATCAGGAAATCTTAGGTTACATCGCTGATCCTGATTATGGAGATATTACTGACCCTACTAATGGTAGAGATATTACTATCGAATATACATCAGCTGAAGATGCAGGAACTTCTTATCCTGTAACTACTATCCGTGTTAAACCTAATGTAACTCCATTAGGGGAAGATGCAACGGCAAATCAAAACTTTATGGAAACTCAAAGTAACATTACTGATATCTATTCAGAATTATCTTACGATGAGTTGAAATCAGTATTAGAAGGTTGGTTAAACCCAACAGCTGAAGAAGCTGAAGAGAGTGTTTCACAACAAACTCTAGCAACTCCATCAGCACCGAAAACTGAAGCTAAAGCAGCACCAGCTGCAGCACCTTCAAACGCGGTAAGTACTGAAGAGAAAAAGAAAATGGATGATGTTGCATCAGCATTTGATGATTTGTTTAACGGATAATATATAATAAATGGCAAAAAAAGAAATGGACTTAGCAGCGGAACTAGCTTCCGAGCTAAACAAAACAAACAAAGACCAGAAGGTTGCCTTCTTCTTAGGAGAGGATGATGCACCCACAAATGTGGATGGATGGATATCAACTGGATGTGCTATGTTGGATGTTGCCATTTCGAATCGCCCTTATGGTGGACTTCCTGTTGGAAGGATTACTGAAGTAACTGGTTTAGAACAAAGTGGAAAATCATTAGTATCTGCACACCTCCTTGCTGAAACACAAAAGCAAGGTGGTGTTGCGGTTCTAATCGATACTGAAACTGCGGTAAGTAGAGAATTCTTAGAAGCAATTGGTGTAGATGTAGCAAAGCTACTTTATGTATCAGCTGATTCAGTAGAACAAATTTTCGAATTTACCGAAACAATCATTGAAAAAGTAAGAACCACACAAAAGGATAAATTAGTTACAATCGTAGTAGATTCAGTTGCAGCAGCTTCAACTAAGAATGAGTTAGCAGCTGATTATGGCAAAGATGGATATGCTACTGATAAAGCTATTATTATCTCAAAAGCGATGAGAAAGATTACCAATCTAATTGGTAGGCAAAAAATTACCTTAGTATTCACTAATCAATTAAGACAAAAGATGAATGCTATGTTTGGTGACCCTTGGACTACTTCTGGAGGAAAAGCTCTTGCATTCCATGCATCAGTTAGACTTCGTTTGAAGAATATGGGACAAATCAAACAAAAGGTAAATGGTAAAGATAAAACCATTGGTATGAAAGTAAGATGTCAGGTTATCAAAAACCGAATGGGACCACCTCTTCGAGCAGCTGATTTCGAAATATTCTTTGATAGAGGAATCGATAACTTCGGTTCTTGGTTAGGAGTAATGAAAGAAAATAAGTTGTTGAAGCAAGCTGGTGCTTGGTACACTTACATTGATACGGATACTGGAGAAGAAATAAAGTTCCAATCTAAGGATTTTATTGATTTGATGGAAGATAGAGAAGATGTTAAAGAACAAATCTATAAAAAGATTTGTGAAGCAACTATCTTACAATACAAATCAGATTCAAAAGATATCGAAGCACATAAGTTAGATACTGAAGGTGCTGAAGTGGTAGAAGATTAAAAAAAATAATAAGTTATGAGTAAATTAAAAGAAATGTTAAAAGCATCTGCGCAAGCAGATAGAGCGAAAGCACTCCTTACTTTGGAGTTGTTGGAAAAGCATCCTGCTGGAATTGGAGACCACTCAACTGGTGATTTCTATGAAAATGCAGAATCAGCATTACAAATGTTGGTAGATGCAAATGATAGATTAGAAACCATTGAAGAATATTTTGGTGGTGAAGGTATCACTTATACAACAACAACTACATAATGAAAGGACTCTACAAAGATATCCTCAACGAAGTGAGTGAGGAACATAAGACTAATCATCTTCGAGAAAGGAATAGTAGGGTTTTAATTATTGATGGACTAAACACCTTCATCCGAAGTTGGACAACCAACCCCACAATGAATGAGGATGGTGACCATACGGGTGGGGTGATTGGCTCCCTCAAATCTATTGGATACCAAATTAGAGAATTCAATCCAACCCGATGTATTGTAACTTTTGATGGTAAAGATGGTTCCAAATCCAGAAAGAAAATCCACGAAGGATATAAAGCTGGTAGAGAAAAGAACCGATTTAGAGTAAACCGTCAATATCAAGGTATGATGGATGAGGAAGAGGAGAGATTATCTATGAAACAACAATTTGTTTGGTTAAATGATATATTAGATTATCTTCCAGTATCAACAATGATTTATGATGGTATTGAAGCAGATGATACAATCGCATATTTAACTAAACATAATGAATCAGATTTAGGTAATGAAGTTGTTATTGTTTCAACTGATAAAGATTTTCTTCAATTGGTTTCTGATAAAGTAAAGGTATTCTCACCAACTAAAAAGAAATTATACAATAGACAGATGGTATTTGATGAGTATGGTATTTGGCCTGAAAATCTTTTATTATATAGAACATTGGATGGTGATAAATCAGATAACATACCAGGCATCAGAGGATGTGGTATTAAAACTCTTTTAAAGAGGTTTCCTGAACTTTCTGAGGATAGAAAGATAACACATGAGGAATTCTTTCAAATGTGTGAGGAGAAGCAAGGTAAAATCAAATTATATGATGATATCTTAAAATCAAAAGACCAACTTCTTATGAATAAAAGGTTGATGGAGTTAGATGAACCCCATATCCCAACAAATCAGAAGTTGAAAATCTTAGATAGATTCAATGAGAATGATATTGAATTTAAGAAGTTAGATTTCCTTAGAGTAGGTCAGAAATATAAGGTACTCCAAAATTGGAGAGACATTAACGATTGGTTACATTCAACCTTTCATAATATTATTACAAAATAAATTAGGTTTATTCAAATATTTTTCTTATATTTGTAAATCAAATTAGGTTATAGATGCAGAACATAGATACTCTTTCCAAATACGGGCAATCATTTCAAACAAAGGTTTTATCATCTTTGATTACTGATGTTCGTTTATTGGATACTCTTAGTGAGATTATACATCCAAAGTTTTTTGAAGCTGAAGCAAACAAATGGATAGCAGAAGAGATAATTACTTATTACGATGAGTTTAAGAAATCTCCAACGTTAGATGTTTTCAAATCAGAAGTTTCAAAGTTAGAAGATAGAGGGTTTCAGAAAAGTATAGTAGAGCAACTAAAATCAGTATTCACCAAAGTTGGTGATTCTGACTTAGATTATGTAAAGAAAGAGTTTTCTTCGTTTTGTATCAACCAAAACCTAAAACAAGCTATCGTTAGTTCAGTTGATTTACTAAAAGCTGGTAACTATGATAGAATCAAAGATTTAGTAGATAAGGCAATGAAGGTAGGAGTGGATTCAGATATGGGACACGATTACCTTTTAGATTTTGAAGAAAGAACTAATGAAGTTGATAGAAGTACAGTTCCAACTGGTTGGGATTGTATTAATGAACTTATGGATGGTGGTTTGGGACCTGGCGAATTAGGAGTAGCAGTAGCACCTTCTGGTGTTGGTAAAACTTGGGTACTATGTGCATTAGGAGCAGCAGCTGTTAAGCAAGGATTAAATGTAGTACATTACTCTTTGGAATTATCAGAACATTATGTGGGACAGAGATACGATACTGTATTTACACAAATCCCATCAACTGATGTGAAGGAAAAGAAAGAAGTAGTATTAGAGAAAATCAATAGATTGAGTGGAAAACTTCTTATTAAGTATTTCCCACCTAAAGGTATATCTGCTAAAAAATTAGAATCCCATATTGAGAAGATGACAGCAGCAGGAAATAAACCTGATTTGATAATTATTGACTATGCTGATTTGTTATTATCTCACACTAATAAATCTGATTCAACTTATGGTGAGCAAGGTGGAGTTTACATTGAGTTGAGAGGTATTAGTGGTGAATTGGGTATTCCTATTTGGACAGCATCCCAAACCAATCGTTCAGCAATTGATTCTGAAGTTATTGAAGCTGATAAAGTAGCAGATTCTTACGCTAAAGTAATGAACGCAGATTTCATTATGAGTATCAGTAGAAAAGCTAAAGATAAATTAAACAATACTGCAAGGTTCCATATTATGAAAAATAGATTTGGACCTGATGGTATTACCTTCCCTTCTAAAATGGATACAAATACTGGATTCATTGAGGTGTATGATGGTAACTCTTCAGATGGAATCATCACACAAAA